AGCGTTGTCGTCGATGCCTAGTGAGGTAAAGGCACCAGTTACGGTAGTTGCACCAGTGACATCAAGTGTACCGTCTACGTTAGCATTACCATTGATATCAGCCCCAGTGGTACTGAGGTTGACCGCTTTAGAACCGATATAACCAGCCATTAGCTCTCTCCTTGTTCAAGTACCGACAAGATCACGTCACAGCTAGCTGCGGTGTTGCTTGTGATGATACAGGTGTCTGTGACCTCAAGGATGATCTTGCCATCCAGAGCGCTCAGTGCAGACCCTGCGGGGATAGCTGCGCCCTTGATTAAGTAGACACCAGCGAGTTGAACGTCCACATTGATTTGACTCGCTGTGATGTTCGCTAGGTTCAGACCGATTACAACGGCCTCTTGTCCTGTAGCTACAGTGTGTACTGTCACAGGTGATGTGCCAACGGCACTAGATGTGTAGTTATTAAAAGCCATGATTTACCCCAGTGCGATTGCATATATGATTGCAGCATTAACTGCGGAAGCTGCGGATGCAGCGGCGTTTGTTTCTGATACACCGGCGTTGGTCTCGCTGAGGGCAGCGGCGACAGCACTAGCGTTTGCTGCGACTACATCAGCGGCTGTGTCGATGGTGTCTTGATTAGTCTGTGTGAGATTAGCAGCCGTAGACGCTACGTCTAGACCAGTCTGTACGCGATCTGCTGCTGTCGCTGCTGCGTCTGCATTAGTCAGTACGAGGTCTGCTGCTACTGCGTTCTCTGATACAAGGGCTGCTGCTGCGGATGCCGCTGCTGCTGCTGTAGACGCTGCTGACGTAACTACGTCTGCTGCCGTAAGGACTGCATCTGCTGCTGCTTTTGCTGCTGAAGCCTCTGATGCAAGAGCACCTGCCTCTGCGCGGTCTGCTGCGATCAGAGGGCTTTCTGTGCCTTCTACGCGACCATCCACTAGCTCCTGATAAACCATGAGTCCCTGTAGGGCGCTTAGGTCTAGGTTAGACGGCGTGATGTCTGCACCTAACGTAAAGTTGACCTTGAGTTCTGATTTACTAACAGTACGTAGTACCTCTACGGTATCGCCGATTGTTAGTACATCTAAAACAATTACTGCTGAGTCATCAATCCATTCGATTGAAGCATAAGCAGGATCGCCTGATCCGTCCACTGCGTTGTTTACACGCACGTTTACGTCTGAGCGTTGAATAAAACCTAAAGCGAAGTTCACCGCGAAGGTCTGTGCTCCACCTGTATAGGTGTATGTATTGGTGGATAATGCCATTACGGTATCCTTCGTTTGAGGTTTCTCTTTAGTGAGGTGTTAAGGGGCGACATAAGCCGCCCCCTTGTGTTACTTGTTTCGTTCTGCTACGCCGTTGAGCATGTTACCTACTAGGACTGTACTGGAGAATGGAATAACCCGCATAGCCTTCTTGTCTGATCCATCTGCTGTACCAGCAAAGGCAGCACCTAATGCACCCGGTAAGCGAATAGCATCGTTCGTGAATGACAGAATAGGAGGCATGACTTCAGCGTGTCTACCGAATTGGTTGAACCGCTTGTCGTCAAGACCCATCATAGTCATCAGAGGATCATAAGCCATAGGGATAAAGCCAGTCATGTTGCTGTAGGCGAACGCACGTTTAGCGTGATCTTCTACAGACATCTCTCCTGCCTTACCATCAATACCAGCACGGATCATAGAAGCAACGCCTGCTGTGGCTAGTCCCATACCCAAGGCTGCGTAAGCCTGCGGATCGTTATGACGGAAGTGACGTACCATCTGCTTCTGAGTAGCCTGTAGCGGGAAGGTCTTGAGGTGACTCAGTACCGAACCCCAGCCCGTATGCATCCACGCATCCTGCTCACCAGCCATAGACTTCTGAACAACTTGGTTGAGGTTACGTGTGATGGAAGCACCGAACATATCAGCTAACTCGCCATCCCACTTGTCTGCATGTAGACGATTAACGTAACCGTCTGGACTGAACTCAATAGTACCGTCAGTGATGAGATTCTCTAGCCGTGTAAGAGCCTCACCGTCTAGTCCTAGATCGGCCCACATACGAGCCGACACACCATCTGATAACTTCTCACCCGACTCCAAAGAGTCACGTAGGATACGGAATACCTTATCAGATACACCAAGTGCAGCGGTCTTCTGCTGCCACCCACGTACACTGTTAAAGAAACTGGTGAAGCCTTGGACGTATGAAGCTGTGGATAGATTCTTGTCTAACTTAGACATCAGAGTACCAGTGTCGAGATCGCTGAGTTCATCTAGACTCAAGTGCTCTGCAAAGAGCTTATGATCCTGTCCGATCTCACCTGTCATATACGCCAAGTCATCAAGTAACTCTTTGTTACCTGCCTTTAGTTCTGCATTGAGGTTATTCATAACCCCACGCTTCATCCAGTTACCCACGCCATTCTGTGCCATGATAGCAGCAGTCTCGCCTAGCTGTGTGAGGCCCATCTTACCGAGCCACGCTAGGTTAGTCATACGCTTCATCATCACTGGGAGCATACCCTGAGATTCAGGAGCCTTACGTGGGTCCATACCGGACCAGCCTTTTACTGCACCAGAATCGAAGTGAGTAAACATAGCCTCTAGTTCTGCGGTAGCTGTTACCTCTTCGCCCAGCGCACGTTGCTCTGCTTGAGCAGCGCTGATTGCCTCTGCACGAGCAGCCTTGCTTGTGATACCCTGACGAGCCAATGCTGCTGAACCAGCCATACCACGAGTGTATCGCTGCCAGTCGCCTGCTAGATCATTACTCAATAGATCAACAATCATGAGCTGAGAGCCGTCCTCTGTCATAATAGGGGATTGCATATCTACGTCGTTGCGGCTCTTAGCGAACCCCGGTTTACCACGGTTCTCTGCTGCGCCTGCTAGACGTGTCATAATAGCTTCTTGCTCTGGACCGCGTACACCAGCCATCTCAAGACTGTCACGGAGGAATGCCCTACCGTCGCCTTGGAGTAGTGAGAATACACTTGTGTCGATATCAGCGTCCCTGAGTTCTACACGACGGATAACAGCATCAGCGATTGCGTCTGCGTCCTTACCTGCTGCCATGCCTGCTTGGCGATACGACTCAGCTAGAGATACTACAAGATTATCACGAGTAACAATACCTCTGCTTATGAGGTCAGTGATCTTGCGTCCACTCCATATCTGTGGAGTGTAGTGTGGGTTATCTGCGACATCTTCCAGACCTTTGATGGAGTGTTCCCCATCACGGCCTTTACCAATAGCAAGTGAGTCACGTGCTGCGTTGTCGTAAGCATCCGATGCTAATCTTACATCAGCATCATCACTATAACTCGTCCGTCCGTGATTACGAGAATTGCGTTCTAGCATTACCTCACGATTGAACTCAGCCTTACCCTCGTTAGAGATACCGTACTTAGTACCTAGAGCGCCCTTGCCATTACGCTGTGCCCAGTCGTGAGCAGCCTGTTGTACTGGTAGGAGTTGTGTCTGAATACGCTTAGAGTAGTTCTCCATCATAGCAGAGGCTGTAGCACGTCCACGGTTCAAGCCGCTAGAACTCTCGAATACAGTATGACCCATCCAGTTAAGAACTGCGGAGTTAGAGTTGTATAGTTTAGATTGGAAGCCTGCACCTACTGCGGCAGTCCATTTACCAGTGGATAGCTTAGTCCAGAACTTACCTGCATCTTCGAGCCGCCGATCATAAAAACCACTCTCGTAGTTAATGACATCCGCGTTGTCGATGATGTCGCGCTCTCCCGGTGTTATAAGGCCCAGAGGGTCAGTTATATCACGCTCTACACGACCCTGCCCACCAATCTGTGCAGCACCAACTGTGCTGTCACCTGTGGGTTTATTGAAGTCATCTACACCATCAGTACCGAGTGGGCGCTCTGGTAGAGGTCCATATACTGTTTCATTAGTAGCTGCTAGTGTTGGATCATCTTCTGCTACACGGCGTATGTAATCGTTCTCTGCTGCCTCTAACGGGCCACGTAGGTCTCTGCCTACTGCACCTGCTAGGAGGCCACCGAACGCTGCACCACCAAGGATAGATGCAATGAGTTCACCTTCGCCTGCCGTCTCTCTGATGTGTGCATCATATGCACCAACGAGCAAGCCTGCCTGAGCACCGCCTACGACGCCCTGAGCGGCTGCTACAGCGCGTTCACTCTTAGTTACTGCTGATACCACACGAGCGGTCTTAGCTGCCCCGTACATGCCCCCTGAGAGGAACAACAGAGGAGCGTCTACATCAAGTAACTGACCCGCCAATTGCGTGACGCTTCCGTCGAACTGATCCACTGTTGTTTGCCGGCGATCCATGTCTGCTAAGATACGAGCACGAGCACGCTGTGCGCCCTCTAGTGTATCCGCTGCCATGATGTCATTGTGGTAATCCCGTGGGATGCCTTCAATCAGTGCCTCTACATTATCAGACTTGACGTATGACTCGCGCTGCTTGTCTGTACCTGTTGATCCACCGAAGAGTCCTTTAAAGGCACCACCGAGGGCTGCACGGACTTGACCGGGGTTATTCTGTGGACGGCCCAGCGATGTGAGCTGTCCTGTTTGATCTGGATTCTCTGCGGTGAAGGCCTCTGCTGCTGCTGTGCCTTCGTCTCCCATACGGCGTCCGATACCAGCAGCGGCAGTCTCGCGGAATCCAGCCGCTAATTCTTCTAGTCCATTACGTTGTCTTGATAGGCGCAATGACTCCCGCATCTCTGCTGAAGTCTGGAATACACTGCGTTCTTTTTCTACTTGGTTAGCCGCAAAGTGCTTGTCAAAGATGTCATCAGCCATGCGGCTCTCCTTTAATGAAATCCCACCCCGACTTATGCCGAGGTGGGTAGTTGTTACTTAGTTAGTGATTGCAGGTACTTCGTTCTGTACTGCGCACCAGCCTCTTCGTATGGGATAGCAATACGCTCACTGTATGTTCCATCAGGAAGTAGTACACGAACTGCTGCACCTGATCCACCATCAGTCTCTAGGATGTACGGACGCACACCCCGGTTAGCAACTGAGATAGCATCCATAGGCTTAAACGCACGCTGCGCTAGTATCCCATCAGTCAGCCCTCTAACGAGAGGAACCTGCTCGATTGCACTCTCAAGGAATGCACCTACACCGAGAACTGCTCCAGCACCGGGAACTACTTCCCACGCTGATAGACTACCGAACTCTTCTGATAACTCACCTGATTCAATCATACCCGCTAGATACGATGTAATGACCTCGCCTTCAATACCCGGACGAGCCATATCACCAGCAGATTCACCGAACATCTGGTCGAGCATATTGAAGCCGGGGTCCATGATCTGCATAGAGCCGCCTACGACAGCGGTACGATCTAGTACCTCCGCTGTAGCCCTCTGTATAGCGACATGAGTAGCCATCGCAGGGTCTTCTTTGAGGAGACGATTAACCTCTTCTGTAACGGCTCCTGTGAGTTGTTCGCGACCTGCTTGAGCACCCGCTAGGTCTTGCTCTACGTTAGTCTGTAGCCAAGCCTGACTCACATCTGTATTGCTGGAGAACATACCTTGCAGTACGCCGATGTCTTCGCCTTTAGCCCAAGCGTCAACAGAGTTCGTTATCTCTTTAGCAATACGATCCTGATTAGCAGGTGTCTGTACTGAGTTCAAGCCGAGGGTTAACTCACGATCATTGACCGCTGCCATGATAGCATCACCAACTAGCTGTGGGCTAGTTAGATTACCTGACGCAGCCTCAAACACAGCAGCCATAGTGTTAATGGACTCAGGTGTTGTGAACATAGAGTTAGCAGCCTTAGCACTCCCATCAAGCAGACGCCCGTATTTAAGGACTGTCTGGATAGCAGCGTCTGTAGGTCTACCATCAGGGCCGATCATATTACGCATGGCTAGTGTAGACACAGCTTGCACGTCTTTGGTTACTGTACCTGCCTCTACTGCACTAGCTTCCATAGCTGCGCTGTGCAGACCAATGACTTGACTGTCATCAATAGAACCATTAGCCACCCCATCAGAAAGAGTCTTCTCTACTTCAGCCTGCGACTCACGATCAAAGCGCTCACGTAGTTTAGCTGGTAACTGATCTACGGTTCCTGTAGCCCGCGCTCTAGCGATGACATTACCGTCTGCTTTGTACTCAGCGATATCCGACTCTGCTTTACGCAGTTGTGTCAGTGCGCCTTTAAGCGTCTGTTCCGAGTCTGTCTCAGCTAGGTTAAAACCAGCAGCGCTGTAAAGATCAGCGACTTCTTCGGTGAATGCTGCTGTAGCTGCCTGAGCTTGTTCAACAGTAATACCCGGTGTCTCTAGAGTACGGGTTAATACATCATGCGCAGAAGCCTGCTGTACTTTAACCACAGCAAGACGTCCTGCTGTTGCCTCTGTAGCAGCGGCCTCAGCAGCAGCAGTTATCTGCGTGTTGATGTGATTACCTTGAGCTACAGTCTGCACGAGTCCTAAACCCGTACGGGAGTCTGCTGCGGCTGCCCTATAGGCGGAGGGTGAGATACCACCGTTCGCAAGCGCGTCGTCTAGGGCAGACATATCATCGTTGTGCTGGATTGTAGAGGCTACAATACGTGCATCTTCATTCGACTTGAGAAGGGCTGTACGCATGGTCTGTGCAGACCTGAGTTCAGCTTCTGCCATAGTGAGCTGTTCTGCTGTAGAATAATGCAGTGCATCGCCGTTAGCTTCTTTTGCGATACCTTCAGCGTAAGGGCGTGTCTCAGAGACGCGTACACCAGCAGCTTCCAAAGCAGCATAACCTGCTTCACCACCACCAGCAGCAATCCACTTGTCCGCGTTTCCGGGACCAGCGTTGTAGCCGATAGCTGCTGCTTCGATATTACCTTGGTAGCGTGCGACGTTCATAGCCCAGTAATCACGACCCACACGAAGACTGTCTTCTCGTGTACCGTTAGACGGTCTGATACCGAATCCGGGATCATCCAGCGTCTTAGGCATGACCTGCATACCGCCTTGTGCTCTGTCGCCTTTGTTAGCACCACCTTCGATTAGGGGGCCAACAGCGTCTAGATTACCACCGCTCTCGAACTGCATCACGATGTCTTGTGTCTGACGTGCGACAGAATCCCAATCACCGCGTACAGTAGCTGTAGCGATGTTAGTTACCTTAGCGCGATCACCATGGTCTTGAGCAGTAACAGCGCCACTGTACGCAGCGCCGCCTTCTGCTGCTGACATAGTGACATCACGTTTACCCCAGATAGCAGCAAGAGCTTCCGCTGCTTCTGCTGGTTCCAGATCACCTGCCTCAATACGGCGTTGCCAGTTGCTCAATGCCTCTGTGTGCTCTGCATCATAAGTAGTGCGTACACGGTTCTCATAAGCCTGCTGTGCTGCACGCATAGCCTGCCTCTGAGGTGCCGACATGGACTCAAGGAGACCAGACTGCTTTAGCTGCTGATACGCGATAGGGTTCATGTTCTCGAACGCAGCGCCTACACCATCCACTACAGCCGCCATACGGCGGTCTGAGGATAGACCAGAGGACGGGCTACCTTCACCGCCAGCGGCATTGACGAGCAATGAAGCAAAGGCTGATGAATCCTTCGACAATGCGTCTACTGATGTAACCAGTGACTTGTATGCTTCACGCTCTTGGTATCCGAGATGCGCTGATGTATGCTCTGCTACTAGAGTAGGCATCTGCTCTGACATAGTCTCACGAACCATACGTGCGGTCTGTGGGTCTAGCCCTTTGATCTGTGCTTCCATACGAGCCACGTATTGTGCACGGAACGCATCTGGGTCTTGCTCGTACTGTGACTGACGGATCATTTCCTGCTGTGTTGTAAGCATGGTCTGTGATAGCGTCTGTGCGTGCATAACGCGGTAGCCAGAGAGTGACCACTTGTCACCCTCCATCTCTACTGCATCCATAGTCTTACCCTGCTGGTAAGCCATCTGCCCGTCGAGTATAGCAGCTTCATTCCGAGTATTAGCGACCTCTTGAATCTTGCTACTAGCCCATTTGTTCAGTGAGTTAGCTACCCCAGCGGATCGTTGAATCCCATACTGAGCTGCTGAGTCACTGTAGTTCTGACTGTGTACTTGTACTTGTGGTGCTGACAACGGAGCAGCATTACTAACTACGGGTACGACTTCAGCCGCACCAGCTAGGCTATCAGCTACGCCGACACGGCGCTCTATTCCTTGAGCCATAATGCTCTCCTTTGTTGTTTATTTGAGCCAAGCGGCCCAAGTGTCAGTAGTTCTACTACCTGCGGGTTGGTTAGCGTCGTAAGTATTAACTAGACCTGAAGCTAATCCGAGTAGTGCGGATGCAGCGCTTGGTGCAGGTAGGACATCTGCTACGTGATCTGGAAGGATTGAGATGTCCTCGCCCATAAGCGTAGCTAGGTTGATGTTCTTACGATCCTCTTCCAGTGCTAGGATAGCAGAGTCAGAGTTACGCTGTCGTGCATCATGTGCATTGAGTGCAGATCGGCGTAGTCCAAGCATAGTTGCTTTGACGCTACCACCTGCTACACCTGCTGCGGCAGCACTAACTGCTGCCGAGCCTTGGTCTTGCATAGACTGTGTTTGGATGGCCTGCGATAGACGGACACCTTGATCCTGTGTCTGCACTTGTCGCTGCGTTACAGAGTTCTGACGTAGAGCGCCGCTCATCAGGTTCATAGTATTCCTATGAGCCTGAGCGGCTTTCTGCATTCGGTTCTCAGTTTCTGCTATGTCATTCTTAGATGCATTTATAGCAGTCTGGGCCTTCATAGTATTGTACTCAGTCGCTGCTCCCATAATCTGGACACCCATGCCAGCTAGCATACTAAAGTTTGAGCCTGCCATTAGAGTCTCCTTCCACGAGTTAAGATTTGGCCTACCCACTCAACCTCTAGGATTGTCATGGGCCGCACGTCTGATGAGGATACAGTTAGTTCTGACCAGTCACTTCGTTCACCCCAAGGTATGACGAACTCACCAGAGCGGATACCAATACCGTCTGGGTCGTCTGGGTCAAACGCCGTTACGATCTCTTGGTTACTGAACAATGCATCATCTGCACGGTATCGTGAGGTCATCTTAGAATCCATATAACCGGACTCATCGAAGTAAACTACGAACTCAGTTACAACCAGCTTAGTGTTCTTAATTGCACGATTCTCTTTATCGCGGATGAAAGGCATAGTTGGTTTAACTAGCGATTCAAAAGCAAGACCTGCTAGAACAGTAGCACCGTTAGGTGCTGTTATATTAGATACGAGATAACGCCAATAGCCGTTACCTAGATCAGTGATATTCACAGAGGAGATCGCCTGCCCCGGTACAGCACAACCAGTGCCTTGTACTAGGAGAGCAGTACCCCAAGGTAAGTCTAAGTACGTCTTAGCTGCTTCCGCTGTGCCTGTCTCAACGTAATCTGTTACAACATAGTCTGGGAGTACATAGTCGCCTGATACAGTAGCTACGGTGTAGTTATCCAGAATGTCTAGCTTAACAGGGTAGCCTGTCTCTGCGTTGTCTGGGATGTCTAGGTTCATACTAGTCTGGACATAACCCAGAACTGAGTCATACATAAGAACATTAACCGCAGAGCCGGAGAAGAACACGTTACGAACAGCATAAGGGAGTACCCACTTAGACCACGATGCTTGCGCCTTTGTTTGATCCTGCCAGTAGTATTGATGCACGAACAGGACGTTCTGGGTAGTTACATCATCAGTCTGTACGATAACAAAGGAGAAGTTGGTACTAGCCGTTAGGGCTGTTACCTTACCGCCCATGTACTCATCTTGTACCTGTGTGATAGACACAGCATCTGAAGCGTCTACTGCTGCCTCAGAGAAGAATTCCTTTACCCCAGCGAAACTACCCTGCTCAAATGGGAACAGCAATGTGCGCCCAGTTGATGCAGGGCGTGCGCCCTTGCCCATCTCAAAGTTCGTTGTCTGTACCAAGGAGGCATTAGACGGTGTGAGGGCTATGGAACCTGTTATAAGGAACTGGCTGTAGTCTGCAAAGATAATCAAGTCACGGTCAAACGGTACGATCCATTCTAACTCGAACTCCCGCTCTGCTGTAGATACGATACTGATCGGGTCAGAGTCGAGTTCTGCTGTAGCTGATTTCTTAAAGAAGTCTCGTGGTTGGTCGGTGCGAGACATAGCTACGTGTGGACCTGCAATGAATGTAAGTCTTGATTGGAAGCCGTTGATGTCCCGGATAGTGTTACCAACGAAGTCAGGAACAGGTGATGTCAGTGAGTCACCAACACGTCTGCCTAACCACTCACCTTGTGACAGAGTAAACGTAGTTGTACCTGTACGTGTCAGAATATGAGGCATAGTTGTGAGATCAAATCTAGATTCTTCGTCTGGATTAAACCACTCTTGCCATATACCTTCTGATCCAAACCCAGCACCTACTGCTTTACCTTCGATCTGGAAACGCATCCAGAAGTCATCTTCATCCCCTTTGATACCTACGATACGCACGAGAGTACCGTGTACCGCCAGTGGCGTGAGGTCTACAATGCTCTTAGCTGTGTTAGTCTGAGCACGCATTACGAGACCATTAGAGCCATCTGATACAGTTAGCTTTAGATCAGGAGCACCTGTTACACGAATAACTGAGTCCACTACTGATATAACAGTACCAACTTTTAGGTTAGGGCTGGCAGCTAGTGATAGTTTTACTTGGTTCGCTATGTAATCAGCAGCAGACTTTGCTGCATCCCCAGCGGTTGTACCATCAGGTGCCACGTATGTACCAGTAGCTACAGTACCATCTGTGTACTCTAGACTGGCTGTATAAGTGTGACTGAACTGTCCACCGAAACATACGATATAGCCTTCGTCTTGCTTGACTTCAGCAAGTGCTGCTGTCGTTGACGCATCCATCGCTGTGACTTTATCACGGTTCAGTAAGTACGGAATCTCATCATAGACGTATATTTCCATGTTAGTGCCGACGTAATCTAGTGTACCAGCGTCCGGTGTGAACGTCAGGGCTGTACCAGATGCATCTAGGATTTCCAAAGAACCTGCTTTGAAGCCCACTTGGAACCGATCCCCATCAATAACGATGTTACGGAAGGTCAGATCAGTAGCGGATGATGTGTTGTATGCCTGTAGGTCAGACGCAGGGCGGGATGTTAGTCCACGCACAACGTCAGACACCATGTTGATTTGTTCAGTAACCTGTCCATCATTTCGGATGTGAGCAGGTTGCTGGCTCACACCCTGTAGGAGTGAGCCGAGTGTACCGGATACTGACATGATGTCTCCTTAGATGATACGGGTTATAGGATTAGCTGTTGAAGCACGACGTGTAGCGAAGTTCGCGTAGCCTTTGCCAGCGAAGAAGTTAGCGTCTGTGTTCTTCATATTCAATGTAATGAGTTCGAGTTCTTTCTCAACCACATTCTGTGCATACATCTGTAGCTTGTTGCCGCTACCATCCTGATCCACGTAGTACATCAGACGTGCTTTAGCACGAACGAACTGGAGAGCGATAGGTGGCATGTCTGTTAGCTCTAGCTCTGCTACGATTACACAAGCAACTGGCTCTCCGATGTCAAAGGTGTAGTTACCGTTATCGAATAGGTACTGCCCGCGGATTGCATAGTCCTTAGACGCATCAGCAGGATCGCATGTGAGTGCGTTACTAGGCACAACGATCTTACCATCTACGTTAGGTGTGAGTGTACGGTAGGTGGTGTTAAACCACAAGGGTTTAGAAGAGAACTCTTCTAGCACATCATTCAAGATGAGGTCAGCGGTGATATAGTTAGGGTGTGTTACATCAGCAGCAGCGAGTCTTGCCGTGCCAGTGGTCGCCAGCATACTGTTAATCAGGTCCAGACGTGTGGTCATGGTAAGCCTCTCTAGTTAAGGGTGGGTGTTTCATTAGTAGAGTAGCCATCGGGAGAGACGACAGCCACTCAACAAATGAAAAAAAGCCCCCTCCAATTAAGGAGAGGGCTGATTAGTTAGGCGATGATAGACTGAATTGCGTAGCAACCATCTGGGCGGTTGAAGTTAGCACCGTAAGCCATCAACGAGTCGATGAACCACTGGCGTTCGATCTTGCTGAAGTAGACATCAGAAGTCAACGGAATGGTTTCACCAACCATCAGAGCGGATGGGTGCAGCAACAGAGCTTCTGTACGTGCTTCGGCAGCAGATACATCGTAGAAGTTAGAGTTAGCTGCGGTGGACAGAGGGTGACCAGTGATCGCTGCGGTTGGCAAGCGGTTAGTAGCTACAACAGGAACACCCATTACAGTCTTGAACTTACCGTTAGCGAAGTCGCCGTTCTCAGTGGAGTAGTCCTGATTCACCAGCTTGTCGTTGTTCAACAGAACAGCGTACTGAGTTGGAGTCACGAACCATACACACTCATCTGTGTCCATGTCCGCTGTCTGCATAGCAACAACGCCTTTTTCAAGCGCAATGTAGAGTGCAGTTGGGTCAAGCTCGTCACCGATAGCACCCAGAGTTGCAGTTGTACCAGCACCGAAAGCGCCGTTCAAACCAGCAGGGGCAGAAGCAGCAGCACCTTTGATGCCTGCGATCAGCAGGGATTCATCGAAGAGCTTACCGAGTTCTTTACCGTGATCCATGCCGAGTTCTTTACGAGCATTGAAGTCGATCTGGAACTCATTGAGCATGGAGCGGTTGTCACGGGCCATGACTACAGTGTCGATGGTCAGCGATGTGGAACCGAACGCAGTTGCAGTTGCGGCAGGACGTACACCAGCAGTCAAAGTAGTCAAGGAAGTCTTGCCTACGCGACGGTTAAGAATGGTGTCTGTACCCTTGACGGATTTGACGTTAACGAAGTTGCGCATCATGGATTTCTTAGCGAACTGTGAGTCCACGAATCCACCATACTGTTCGATCATATCGGCAATTGCCTGATCGGATAGGTGAGTTGAGTCGGTTGGGATGTTTACACCTGACATGAGGTATCTCCTTTAAGTGGCTTATAGGCCTTGTTTGCGCCCGAGAATCCGGGCTGCTTGGATGGTCGCGATCTCTTTATTAGACGCACCTTTACGATGTGCCTTATCAAGAGCGGCGACATACTCTGCACGAGACATGGCTGTACGGGCCGGGGGAGATGTTGAGGTAGCCTCAACACGGGGTGTTTCTGGGGTGATGCTTGAGTTCGCAGGGGCTTTATTATAAGCCGCTAGGATTTCAGATACCGCGAATCGTGCGGATGCTCCACCTTTATCAATCATAGGGCGGTACTCAGCGAGGTCCGCCTCCGGGATATTACTTGACGCCCACTTAGCTGCCTTGTCCCAGTTGTCCTTGCCGCCTGCGGCTTCATGGACTACTTTAACTGCAACTTCGTTCTTAGCGTTGTTCTCTGCAATGAAGGACTTCGTGCCTGTGAGAATGATCTCAGCAGCGTGCTTACCGACTTTAGCGGCAAGTGCTGCCTTATCAATCAAGGTCACGTCCCCTGCTTGGATTGCATCATACATCAATGCCTTAGCATCGTCTGTAGATACACCAGAGTTCTGTAGCATACCTAGTACGCTATTGCCCACATCTGAACCTGAGTCGCCCCAGACGTCCGCATCAAGCGGCTCGTCTTTCTCATCAGTAACTGGCTCCTCTGCTGCTTCCGCAGCTTCTGGTGCCTCTACTGGTGCCTCTCCAACTGCTTCTTTAACAGGTGCTTCGACGGGCGCTTCTTCGACAGGGGGTGCAGTCGTCTCCGCAGTAGGTACATTACCTGCTGCATTAAGAGACGAGTCTGGTGGGTTGATGTCGAGGTTAATTGGTTCTTCTGACAAAGTGTTCTCTCCTTACTTTGGTTGTTGTGCGTCTACTGCTGCTTTACCAGCATGTTCTGCGACATTAGCTTCACCTTGCTGAGACTGCATACGACCTGCTTCGGCCATAGCTGCTTCTTGGTTAGCCTGCATCTCTTCCGGTGTATTAAGGAAGGCATTGAGGTCAACTGAGCGGTTAGTGAATACAAACTTAGCGAAACGCAATGGGTTCATCGCACCTCTGATGTCTTCTGGAACAGCCTCCATCATCTGAAGGTCTCCAATAGCCATGCGTAGGTTGTCGATCTGACCTTCACGGGACAGGGACTCAAGACCTGTTGTGACGAGCACTTCAAATGCAGCGCTGTCTTTACCGATCTCTGATGCGAAGTCTACCTGACTGATAGCGTACTCAGCCTCACGCTGTTGCCAGCTTTGTGCGAGTTGTGAGTACAGACCACCGAAAGCGCTTTCGAGTTCGTTAGCAAGCATACGGATTTCCGCTGCTGTGACGCGCTCTGCATCACGCACGTTAGACATAAGGAATGCCTGTGCGAGTTCGCCTTCCCACTTACCAATGAGTTCATTGATTGTACCTAAGTCACCACGAGCACGCATCTCAGGGACGCTGATGTCGTCGGCATTACCGGGCCAGTATGTACCACGAGGGGCAGCATTCAGCGCGGCTAGGTCCATAGACAATGGGCTACCGGGACGTACAAAGAACTTGATGTCAGCAGTGATTGCTGTGAGGTCAAGTAGGGCTTCAGTACATACGTCGATGTTGTGGAACGTAGATGCGTAGTCTTCTACAAGACCACGACCGTAATGTTCGCCGGGATGCAGTGACCAGTCTAGGACCAGAAGGTCATAGTCTGCTGCATTTAGGTAGGTCTCTGTCTTCAGAGGAACACCATCAGCTTCCTGTGTGATCTTCCAACGCTTGCCTTGCTTCTCGTAAAGAGTGAACAACTCCATGTCGTCCTCGTCCTTTACTTTAGGATGGACTTCGCGGATGTGTGCTTTCATAGCTTCATCGAAGGTGCTGAAACGCTTCTTCTCTGAGAGAACCACTTCCCGTTCCATACCAAGGATGTCACGACGGACACCATAGCGGTTAACAGGATACAATACGCGCTTGCCGCTAGGCATACGACGCAGGAGTGCGTTACCAGTGACGATGAGGTGCTTGGCTGCAAGGATAGCAACAGGGCGGTACTCTGTGAGCTTCAGCTTACGAATAGCCACGTCTTCTAAACGAGAGGTGGCATCACGCACAGCCTCTTGCATCTTACCGGACTGCTCTTCACCGAGTTCTTGCTCGATCTCAAGTTTAGCTTCCGGTGTTAGTGCTACTGTAAAGAAAGGTCGGCTGATTGGATACAGGACTTCTACGATACGGTTGGCTAGGTGGTTGACTAAACGTGCACCTGTTGGTACGTTACCTTTAGTCTGCTCCTGCCCTTCCATACCCTCTGGGGGCATGATAGCAGGTACAGTCCACCGTGCGTATGCTTCTGAGCGTTCAATTAGATCACCTTTGTCGGTGTCCATCGTTGCCCAGATGTTACTAATACGATGCGGGGCTTCCATTAGAGACCTCCAACATTATATGATTTGTTCATCAACCCGCCAACACCAGATGTCTGCTTCTTCTTCTTCTTAGAAGATACGTTAGTTTTGTTGGCTGCTGTCAGGGCTGTATCCTTTAGCTGTGAAGAGCCTAGAACAACAGTAGCTTTGTTTCCACCTGCTGCTTGTGCTGCTAGATCAGATTTCTCCTTAGCAGTTACACCAGCTTGGATGTTAATAGCCTCTGCCCTTTGAGCAGCCTCTCGTGCGCTCTTCTCAGCCGCCAGACGTGTTGCACGTTCAGCGGACAGCATATCGTCTGCGATCTTCTGGTCTGCTTGACGTTGTGCATCTACTTGAGCACGCTGCTCCGCCATTGCAGCAGCCTGCGCTTCCTCTTGCTTCTTAGCATTAGCGGCTGCGGTCTCTGCTTGTTTCTTAGCTGCTGCGGATGTAGCCCGTGCGTTTTTGTTAGCTGCGGCTGCTGCGCCTAAACCAGCCGCTGCGCTGACCCCTGCTATGATTGTGGAGATTGCTGCCATATCAGTGGCCCCTTTTTGAATAAGTTGTTTCGGTTTTACGATAACCTCGTCTCTCATACAGTGGAGCTAGATCAGTCACACCGTGTATGTCAGCTACTGTTATTAAGACAGCGCCTTTACTCTCTGCCCAGTCTTCATAAGACCGGAGTAATTTAAGAGCCTCTCGGCCTCTGTAATCTTTGTTTACAAACCAACCTAACTCAGTAGCCACTAGGTCTGTAGACATCCATAGCTCTGTGAGTACACCGATGATACCACCAACAACTAAACCATCTACATCTATCACAAAGATGACGTTATCTGGATTAGACATGCAGGCATCTAGCATGAGTTCTACACGCTCTTGGTTGTAGGTGTACTCATCTGGGCATTCTGCATGGAAGTTATTAGCGCACTCAATTAGTGCAGGTATATCATCATGTGTTGCTTCACGGATCATAATGGGCCTCCGGTATAGGTTTCGATAGCAGTGCGGATATCATCCTTGCATTTCTCGTAACCCATATCAAATGGAGTGTCTTTCTTTTCGAGTACACGGTTCTTGAGCAATGCTCGTAGACCCTCACGTACTGCTTCTGATAGATGTGCTGTTGAAGTAGTAATCATATCTCTCTCCTATGATCTCCTAACTATCAACTCTCAGTACATCATTAATGAGGTCTGGTCCTAGTAGTTCCTGCAACTCTTTTGGTATTGCAGTATTACTTAGGTGGAATTGTATAGCTAGAAGGAGTTGTTCATCTTGATCTAAATGTGCATACATCTGATCCTCCCTCAAGTTAATTTCTCTTGAGAGAGGGGTTAAGAGTATCACCCAAAGAAATAAGGGCTTTCGAGGACTGCGTTGATGTCTAGATCACCTGTCTCTGGCAGGTCTGGAAGGGTAATACCGCAACGCTCTTCGTGTACCTGCTTGAAGTCTGCGAGGATGTCTTGCTCTGAGTGTAGAGCAACGAAGGTAGTACGGATGGCTGTCTGTAGTACCTCTGCATCACAAGCGTGTGTGCCGAAGTCGTCGTGGATCATAGCGAAGTCAGTGATACCGTGCTCGGCTGCTGCATTGATAGTCATCATCATGTGGCAAGCATCTACGTGGTGAACGAGGTTAGGGGATGAACCCTGACGCTGCTTACGTGAGTCGATGTCATCTGTGAAGGTAGCGAGGCGAAGACGAAGGCGTCCACCGATCTGTGTTTCGATCTGCTTGGTCTCGTACTTCATACGGCGTTGGATAACAGGGAAACCTAGTGGGCTTGTGTACCGGATGTCGTTACCTGACTTAGAGATGATGGATGAGCAGTCTTGAATCCAGTCCATAGCTGCACGAGCTGCGATAACTACTTCACCGATACTCTCCCAGAGGATAGGTGACAGGGCGATGCTGTGACGGAACGCTGTGTTAGCTGGGAAGCTGCGCTCTGCCTTCTCGTTGAGCCACTTGTAGACACTACCTGTGCATGAGTTCTGGGTAGAACCGTATGGCAGGGTCATCACTGGGGACTTAGACAGGCTGCGTGGCATAGAGTCACCGCACATCCATACCCAATTCTGTGCTGCTGGGTCGTCACTGGTCTTGAGCTTACTGTAGCACACGTTTGCAACTGACTGGTAGATGTCGGCTGGTTTGTGTGAGGGGATGAGATTAACTGCTGCACCGCCTACTGAGTCACGAAGCATAGCAGAGAAGTGCTGTAGGCCGTTACAGGAGCCGTCAAGGCCCACTGGGAGGTGTGATACGAAGTCTCGGTGGTCATCCATACCAAGCATGTCACAGAACTCAAAGCACCACGCTAGGAACTGCCAAGGCTTGTCTGCTTCAGTCCATACAGCGCGGTTGCTGATTGGATCAGCAGCAACAGCAAGCCACTTAGCTGCGTTGTCCTCTACCCATGCTACGCGCTCGTCGTATGACACCTTATCGTAGCCGTACTTATTGGCTGCGTTAATCATGAACCATTTGTAACCTGTGGTGCCTAAAGCCTTACCATTAGCGAACTCAATGAGTCCCTTGGATTGGTCTGTACCCTGTGGGTTAAGTCCAGAAGCTGTGGCGTAAACCCGTCCCCGAAAATCACACTGATAAACGTAAAAGAACATATCATGAACGCGCATCTCTGTTGTGAGGCGCATAGTGCGGAGTAGCGCTAGGTTCTTAGCGCGGCGTTCGCGCTCTGCTGTGTGTAGTTCACGAGTCTCTGACTTCCAGTCATTGAATGACTCTAGAAGCGGGGAGCCTTCCGGCAACTCAGACTTATCAACACCAGCAGGTAGTGGGCAGTCCGGAAACTCAAGAGGCTCAGAGCGTGGCATACCGCACTCTAGGTTCTTGGCCCATACTTCCTTCATGACATCGTGTACACGGGTGTTGACGCGCCATGCTGTCTTCTGCATGGAGTTGATAGCAGAGAACACACCCGGCATGTCAGCAGCTTCGTAAACCGCTGCACGGTTGCCTTCAGCGTAGTTAGCCTTGATGAGCGGTGTACGCTGACGCAGACGTGGGCTGTAGAAGCCGCCATCTGTGTATGACACCCAATCCGCCGGTGGGATAAGGCAAGGCATACGATCAGGGGACATGATCTCTACAGCCTCATTGTGGCGGGCGATCCACTCGATACAACCTTGTGTTGGAACAACACGTACTGAGATACGTCCTCGCTTGTCTTTACTGTCTTCGCGCTCTACGAGGTCACATACTTCCATCAGTAGACTAACGATCAAAGAACCTACTTCGAAGTGCTGGTTCTCTGTCCAATCTGCCCACTGCTGGCCCTGATCGTCGCCCTTAGCACGAAGTACACGGCGACGGTGCTCGTAGCTCGTGACGTTCTTACGCTGGAAGTCGCGGATCAGGCTGTCGTAGTATTCCTTGAACTCAGTCTCGAAGTGCATGAACCGTAGTTCATCCTCACAACGGCGACCGATCTGTGTGCAAACTGAGGTCAGTGTAGTAGCCTGTGTGTAGAAGGCGTTGATGATAGCACGCAGGGATAGCAATGCGATCTTATCGACGTTTACGGTCTCTACGAGTTTAGCTACACGGTTACGACGACGACCCTCTGGGTGCTTACCGTCGAGGTATAGTGAGATATGGTCTGAGATCGTCAAGACGTAGCTGCGAAGCAATGTGCTTCCAGCAGAGGTCTCGGAGCCGCGTGATGTAGCTGCCTCCTCCTGCTGCTTGCGGAAGCGGTCTACACCTTGGTAGATCATCTTTTCTTCGAAGTCTAACTGATCTTGAATCGTTGCCATGCTTATCCCTTTTTGATTGCAGCCCTCTTCTTCCGGGCCTTTGCGTTCGTAGCTATTCGCTTCTCTTCATCGGTCTTGTGCGTAGGGTGGAATAATCCACCGTGCTGTGGTTGAGTGTGCCGCTGCTGGTATGCTAACCAGTTAGTGATCCACTCTAATTCATTACCTGCACCACAACGTCGAGCTAGGTTAAACACCTTACCCTCCATTCCATTACAGTTCAAACACAACACGTCGCGGATGTATCCGGTAGCGTGGTCGTGATCTAAGGCTGGCTTCTTCTGCCCGCCTTTCATACTCTTGCCGCACAGGGGACACTTGTACTCCTGTGCTTTTAGTAGTTTAGCACGTACAGGTGCTATCTGTGAGGTCTTTAGCCGCATAGTGCACTCCATGCTACTGGGAACAACTTCCGCACCTCAGCACTGATCTCATCAGCTACCAACCGTGTCTCGTATTGTGTGTCTGGCTTACAGCGCAGGTTACACATATCAGCGAAGGCATCCAATGATCCGCTCCACCACCATTCAGTGTAGACGTTCACTGGAAGGATCATCCTAGCCTGTTCAGCACAGATGCCCTGATTAATCATCTTGCGGTAGCGCTGGGTAGCCTCGTCCTGTGTCTGGGCTAGATAGGATGTAGGGAAGTACTGCGACTTAGCTTCACCAACTGAGCCTTGCTTAACGTCATCAGCCGCTGCCCTCCACACCGTTGGGGTATAGAACTCAGGGTCACTTTTGACGTATCTACGGGACACTTCTGACATCCTCATGAACTTATGCTTAACGAGTTGACGTGCTACAAAGATAGGTGCCTTGATATGGAAGCGCAGGTAGCAGTGGCCGAAAGGGGCGATATGCCCCTCCCGTGCTAAGAAGTTAATCAGCTTGTGGTTTCCCTCGTCTGAGTAACCCTCTGCTTTCTTGGCGAAGGACACTCGCGCAGCGTCAGCTACGTCCATGTCTTCACCCATATGCTTTAAGTAGGTTGCTTTAATCATTCACAAGTCTTCTTCCCTGTTGCTGGATCATAGAAGCAGGCTGCACCCTCTTCAACGAAGTCGTTGTTCTCTTCCGGTACTTCCTCTACTGCTACATCCTCAGAGGCTGAAGCATTGAAGATACCATAGCGCTTACCTGCCACCCGGAATGTAGTACAACCGGAGGAGCCGCCATCATATGCTGCCATGTAGACGTCCTTGAACTCTTCCCATGTCACATCAGAACCGACGTTACAGGTCTTAGAGCAGGCTGAGTCAACATACTTGGATGCTAGGTTCAGAACAGCTACGTGAGCCATGACTGGTAGGTCATCAGCTTTAGCACCCTCTACACCCCATTCACGATAACCGTAGTCATCTACGCGCTCAATGATAGGACCATCGAATGTCTGGATGGTACGATCAAAGCCGTAGGAGAACACTGGTTCGATACCGGATGATACGTTGTCGGCGCTGAGGCTGATAGTCCCTGTAGGTGCGATGGACAGCAAGTGGCTGTTACGCAGACCGTAGCGGCGGATCAGTTCTCTGATCTCATCTGGTAGTGTAAGAGCGAACTCGCTCTCAAGGAGACGCTCGTCATACAATGGGAAGGCACCCTTCTCAATAGCGAGTGCAACGGATGCTTCGTAGCATGTGTCACGTAGCACTGTCATGATCTCTTCGAGTACCTCTAGGAAGGCAGAAGAGCCGTACTCATGGCCTAGAGCCTCAATAGCGTTAGCTACACCAGTCAGACCCAGACCCATACGTCGCTTGGACTTAGCTTCTAGCTCTTGTGAAGGCAGTGGGAACACAGCACGATCAACTACGTTATCCATAGCTCGTACTACGTGTGGGATATCTTCTTTAAACATCTGGTAGTTGAAGTGACGTTCACCAGTATGATGTGTAGCGATGTACTTCACGCAGTTGAATGAGCCAAGGAGACACGCACCGTTCGGGGGCAGAGGCTGCTCACCGCATGGGTTCGTAGCTGCGATAGTCTCACAGTACCAGAGGTTGTTCTTCTTGTTGATACGATCCATGAAGAGAATACCCGGTTCAGCCCAATCCCATGTGGAACGCAGGATGTCATCCCAGAGTGCTCGTGCATCAATCGTATCATACACACGACCTTCGAATACTAGATCGAAATCAGTGCCGTCTTTAACAGCCGTCATGAATGCATCAGTAACGCCTACTGAGAGGTTGAACTGTGTGAGCGTAGTGGTATTGTTCTTGACCTTAATGAACTCAGCGATGTCTGGATGGTCAACACGCAGGACGCCCATCTGAGCGCCTCGTCTGTGACCTGCTGAAGCGATTGTCTTGCATACTGCGTCAAAGATACCCATGAAGCTCATAGGACCGCTGGAGCGGCTGTCTAAGCCCTTAATTAGAGCACCCTTCGGACGGAGTGTACTGAAGTCATAACCGATGCCCCCACCTAGCTGCATCGTCTTAGCAGCTTCTCGTGCTGCATTCATGATACCGTCCATAGAGTCTTCGATCTTCAGAGATACGAAACAGTTATAGGGCGTCACCCGTCGTGGTGCGCCCATAGCTGCCTGTACTCGACCTGCTGCTAGGAAGCGCATGTCGTATAGGATGTTGCGGAATGCCTCGAAGTGCTCAGGGCCATCACGTAGTGCTTCTGCTACTCGTGTCTGGCTTGCCTTGAAGTCTTCGCCCTTAGAGCGGTATTTCATGGCGTGGATTTCTTCTGAGATGCCGATCTTAGGGCCGTATGTGTTTACTTCTGAGTTCTTCATCGATTGTCACCACTTCCATGTAATGTGCCTCGTGACTCGCGGCCATCTAGCTTTTCAATATTCATATCAATAACTGCTTGTAGATCACTACCGTAGTAGTTAGCCAGTGCTGTGACGTAGAATACTACATCACCTAGCTCTTTAATGATCTCGTCTTTAGAGAACCTCGATTTATCACGAATGAGCTTCTTAACCTTTTCCGCCACTTCCCCGGCCTCTCCAACGAGACCGAGGGTGTTTTCAACCAAGCGATCATCGCCTGATGTCATGATCTTATTTTCAACCCATAAGCTGTAGTTCATATTGATCCTAACCAATCTATTACGTCTGTTTGATCTGGCTTGCGGCGCATCCAGAGTAGTTGCATATCACTGACCATGTTCTTCTGCCAGAAGCTAGGGCTGCCGTCTCGGTAATCAGTCCACTCATGCGGGCTATTGCCCCAGAGGTACTTCATAACCAAGAAGCACTGCCAGTCGCTTGTGCAGTCCTCTAGGTAGTTGTAGGCGGCTATAGGGCCGATCTTCTTACCGTCAGGGTCCAGAGGTAAGCCAGCGATGTTGTCTGCTGTATCTCCCATAAGCAACTGTGCCCAGAAGAACTTAGTACCCCAGCCTAGAACCTTAGCTGACTTCTTAGTGCGGTCAACCCAGATGGAACCGAAAGGATCATCTACGTCTACGATGCACTCGTCATCGAAGTCCCAGTGAAGTCCCGGTGCCATACGGAGGTCTTTGTCCTTAGACACGATCACACTGAGGTTACGATCCTCAGCGTTGTAGTTAGCCTGTGCCATTCCATCGTCGGCCTCTTGGTGCAGGTGGATTGAGCTGGGCAACTCCTCACCAATGAATGCTCTGATGTCATTGAGGTACTCAGGCTTGGCCTTATCCTTACGATTACCTTGGTACTGCTTGGTAAGGGCTAGGTGGTCGCGGTTGCCCTTGTCAGAACCTGATGGTGTGATGTGAGCTACATAGCTCGTGGAGCCAGTGATCCGCATGAGGTGCTCAAGGCCGCGCTGGGCATTGTATTTCATATCGTCAAACGACTTGCGTGGCTTCAAGCCATCCAACTCGTCACGGGTCTCGGCTGATACTTGATAACACATGAAGTCAGCGTCGATGTGCGCTACTCTGCCCGGTACAGGGGAAGGATAGATATCCTCCCCCACTTGATCGGGTAACGCTATGTTACCTAAGTCCATTACAGACCCAGTGCTGCGAGTGGATCGCTAGTAGCCAGTGGATCAGCAGCTACAGGAGCAGGTGCCGGAGCAGCTAGTTCCTTAACCAGACTGTCAGTGCCGATGACCAGTGACTCTAGTGCAGAGCCTTGGAAGTTACTGGCCTGCATTGCGATGCCTTGGATGAAGTTCTTAGACA